AATAAAGATAATACGTTAATCCCCAAAGTCTTTCTCCTAGTTTGGTTAAATAAAAGGTTGTGTTTAACTATTTTAGCTAAACACAACCTTATCATACTACAACTTTAGTTTAAGCTGCTATATCTTCCGCTACCTTCTTAGGACGACCTTTAGAAGCACTTCCAGTAGGATTCTTAGGTGCTACAATTGTAGCTATCTCTTCATCGCTACCATCCTCCTTGACTAGAATAGCAAAGAAATAACCTGAGTAATTAAAAGGATATTTGTTATTATCAGTAGAAGTTACATACCCTTGTTTTGCAGCTTCAATTACTTGGTTAGTATAATCATACAGGTCATAGGCTTCAATCTTTAGTTCTTCCATACTTGCTCCTTTGTGTTAAATAGTTGGTTTAGGTTATCACTAGAGTTACAAGAAGTCAAGTTATTCCTTTACCCTCTTAACATTCTTACCTAGAGCTTCCTTAAGCACCAAATACAGATACTCAGCTTGAGCATAATCCAAACAAACATAATAATCCTGGCTAACTGAATTATACGAAGGGAACTTACAGATATAACCATTCTGTGTATCCGTCAAGATAGTTTCTACTTCGTTTTCATCTGTAGAATAACCCAAAGAACCGATGGAATCTCGGAGAGTTACTACGTTATCTACAGAGGTTACAGCTAAGATACTAGAACTAGAACGATAGAGTTTAGTTTTAGACTTAGATTTAAGTTCTTTCATTACTATTTTCCTTTCATGTTAACTACAGATAAGCTACTGATGAACTACAGCTTATAGCACTAGCCTAGTTGTGTCAAGAGGTGTGTTAGGAGGAGACTTCAGATAAGTAAGTTATGATTTAAGCTATTTTGTTAATGTGCAAGGATGTCTTCTTACAAAGTTATGTTGTAGCACAAGTAAGATAGAGTCAAGATAAGGTATAACTGAAGTTTAACCTAAGTTACATACAGTTAATGAGCTGGATAGCGAACATCCAGACTTAGTTATGTGCTTAGATTTTAACTTCAGTTTAACCTAATTCTTAAACTTTATTTGTGTTATAGCCTGCCTGCTCCTAAAAGGATTATAACTTTATTTTGTGCTCATATAAAATATAACTATAGATGTTCATCTCAAAGTTACCTTATAATTTATAACATCAGTTTATCATCTCAACTTAACTTATAAGTAACATCCAAGGTACCCTAAACTCTTAGGGTTTTGGCTATTTTCTGGAACATTTTTGGAACACTAGCTTGGAACACTTTTGAAGGAAGCTATGTTACATAATATTATTATATTCATAAGAAAATTTGCTCAAAAAGTGTAACATAGCTCACCGGAATGTTACACTTTCAAGCAATCTCCGTGAACTAATGTGTTAGGCGATACCATCCCTACGGACTGTACCTCCTTTTCATTAGTTATATTAAACATTAAACAAAATACTCCAAAATATTAGATTTCATTTCATCCCAATCCTCCTGAGACATGTCATTCTTCCATCTATAAATTGTCTGTCTGGACACTCCTAAAAGTTTAGCTAACCTAGTATCAGTTAGTGTAGGATCACCGTCAAGTAGAATCTTCATCTGTAATTTCTTAGTCTCAGATTCTACTTGCTGTCTTAGACTTTTAAACTTATTCTCTGTGCTAATTATTTCTTTATCAAGAAGAACCTCAGTCGCCTTAATCCTAGACTCATGCACTTTACTTTGTTCCTCTAGTTTCTTGAGTCGGTCTTCTATATTGAAGTCCCTCTTAGCTTCACAAAGGTATTCTAGGTGCTGCCCTATAGTTTTCTGCTTATTGAATCCTCGCATTGTCAAATATTTCTCCTTCCTAAGTTTAACTTGAAGTGGATGATCTTTAAACTCTTCAACCACTTCCTTACCTTTATAGAATCTCTTGTTTCGATATTTGGAGTATAACTCATAATCTTCCTCGTCTGTAAAACTATCTAAAAGAATCTCATCAACATTATGACTACTGTGATTCAGTGCGCTACCGTGAACTGTCACTGCTAAATTATACATAATCTTATTATTCTCAGGATCAGAAAGTTCCATTAGTATGCTTATCTTTTTAGACTCCAATTCTTTGAGTTGATTAGTTACACTTACGAGATTTTTAATGAATCTTGTTCTCTTCTCGTCTGGAGTATCTTCGGCGGTAACAAGATGCTGAATATCCTCATCTGTTAATCCTGGTAGTTCTTCATTATTAATCTGCACAAATATATCCTTTCTCTAGCATCATAAGTTCATAAAGCCTAAATGGTACATCTAGTTTCTTAATTGCACGGGTACAAGCAACATATAGAAGGTTAATATCTTGCTGATACTTAACTTCTCCACAGATTCTTTCAATATCAAAGTCATCCGCAACAATGACGTTATCCCACTCCTTACCTTTACTTTTGTGTGCTGTAGTAAGGAGAATATCAGCTTGTTCTGTGCTATCTACTAGCTGCTCAATGGCATTGATAAACTCCTGTACCTTAGCGTCCTTTACTGTGTTAGCAATACGCTTCAGTTCGGGGTCTTCCTTAGCAGCTTCAAGAAGTTCATACCAGTTACTGTAAGGAACAATACTATCATCCTTTACACTCTTGTAATCCCTCATAAATAAGGCTTCTGCACTCTTCAGTTTCTTGATGTAATCATCTACACTAATAGCACAATGCACTTTGTATCCTTGAGAAACTAGAGACACAGCTTCTGTCAGCAGAGCAGCATTGGTTCTGAATAGTTTCGTGTAAGGTTTATCTGTAATCTCCACAATCTTACTAGGTATGCTCTCTAGTCCCTTCACTTCAATAGCCCCTCGAATAATGAATGTAGCAATCTCTGCAATCTCTTGCCCATAACGGAAGGACTTAGAGAGCACTTTTGTTGGTGCATTAATGAGTTCCATTGCGTTTCTAGCGTTGCGAAACTCATAAATACTTTGGTATGTGTCGCCTACATAAACAATCTTACAATGCTTCTGCTTACTAAGCACATCTAATAAGACCGGGTTGCTATCTTGTGCTTCATCAACGTAAATAATTTCATAGTTAAGAGCAGGTTCTGACAGTTGCCATAGTTTCATGTAAGTATCATGGTCTGCCATAACTAGAGAGATAACATCAGTACGTTCCTTCCACAGTCGATTAGCAAACTTTAGAATCTCCAGCATCAACTTCTTGATTTCAATATTTGGATGTGCTTTGAGAATGTCAGTTAGTTCCACTCTTGGAAGATGATCCTGTCCAATTTTCTTGTTAGGAGAGTTTTGATATTTTCTTACAGTTTGCTTTACAAATGAAGCTACAGCATTAGCTTTAATATCGCTATCGTCACCACAAGGAAAATCCTGAATCTTAAAGTACCTAGCAATCTCAGCGGGAGTCCATGCTACATTACGGTATCCTCCAGAAGGACGTTTCATTTTGTGTTTGAGTTTAACCCCAAAATAAGAATATGCAAGAGAGTGTGTAGTCTTGCATATTACATGTTGAGGAAACTTTTCTGATGCTTCTTCAGCTACTACTTTGTTAAAGCAGATATAAAGAGATTGCTCAGGATTGTTTTCTGCAAGTAGTCTAAGTGTTGAACTCTTACCAGACCCTGCAACTGCATTAACTTTTAGTACACGGTTCTCTTTAAAAGCGTAAAGAATATCAAGTTGCTCTTGTGTAGGCTTAAACATAATCAGTCCTTTGAAATAATATCATAACAGTTGTTTCCAGAAGTATTTTTATACATCAAAATTTCTTGTTTATCTTGAAGTCGTTTAACAGACCTTCGTACTGTCATTTCAGTTAGACCTGCGATTTCTGAAATTAATTTAGACGTAATGCTACAAGATACATTTTCTACAGTGTGCTTGATCACCATATAAACAAGTTTGTCTGATGCTGTTAGTTGTTGGTCTTTCATTAGACGATCTGAAATATTATATTGCATAGGTTTCTCCTTTTGTAATTGAATATTCATTATAGCATAAGATTTCGAGTAATACAACTCTTTGTGTATATTTATTGTATGTACTTTTATTTTATGGTAAATTATCCTTTAACAACCTCAACTTGTCAATAGCTCATAAACCGCTTTACAGCCTCTGTAGCACGTGCTACATTACAGCCTATACCAACAGTAAGGGATGGCACTATAAACGCTCCTAGAGGCTTCTGGTGCTTCTCAGAAGGTGTTGACAACTGATGTTTAAACAGATAGAATGCAAGTACTCTATAAACGAAAGGAAAACAAATGCTTAAAATCAAATATTATAATACTAACGTGGGAGTTATTTTTAAAGTAGTAAGTTGTGCAAGTTACAACTCAGGATATAAACTTGAAACGTACTGTGATGTTATCAATGATACTTCTGTAGATAATATTCAGGAACTAAATAATAGATGGTACAAAATTGATAATATTCCTTTCTCTATCAAGAAGAAAGTACCAGCTAAGAAAACTCTTGTCGGTTATGAACTAAAGAGCACTTCCCTTGCCTCGGATAATATCCCAGCTTTTCTTACTCTTGAACAACTAACTCCTGTTGAAGATGATGATGATATTTATGGTTATTCTGGAGAATATAAAGAATTTGCTTATCTATATAAGCCTAAGTTTGATGATATTCCTGAACAACTAAAAGAGGTTCCTTTTGAGCTTATCGCTTTGGGAGAAATCGAAGTGGAGAATTATAATTCTCCAGAAAAAATAATTATTAAACAGAAACATGAAAGAACTGATGGAAAACCTACTAATGTTGATCTTTCTTCTATTGTTCGCTACGAAGAACTACATGAAATACTCACTCCTGAATTCCTTGTTCATAATTGTCCTTGTACTCTCAGCAGTGAACAGATGTTTAAGATTATTCGTTATTATGTAAAAGAAAATATTAATCCCCGTGTCGCAAGAATTACTTCGGATTATGATTTCTGTTTTACCGTAAAGAAAGTCCTTAATAAAAAACCGTCTTTAGTTATCAAGTCAAAGAAGCCTACTGAAGAACTTTTCGAGGTATTTGAAATGACTTACAGCGGCTATAGAGGTGGTTCTTCGGGGTATAATGGATATACCCCGATTGCACCGATGAATGCAGATAGTTTGGAAGATATGAAGAATAAACTTGAGAAATATCTGACAGAACTTATTGATGACATTAATACTAAAGTTGAACAGTGTGAATGCTGTAAAGGCACTGGTCATATTGTTACCAGGGTTAAAACTGACTTTAAACTTTGAAAGGAACTAAGATGATTCTTTACAACGCAATCCGTACTCCAGATGGTACAGTTATTAGAAGTTTTCATAGACATGACTTTGTTATGCACGAAGATGCTAACGGTAATACCTATGCTGTAGATGGTGGTCTAGACTATCTACGCAGGCTCGGCCCTTTTGATTATGAAGAACTAAGCTTGACAACTGAAGATGATTTTAGTAAAGTACGTGAAGTTATTACGTGGGGTACTAGAGGTAAGGATGGAAAGCAACCTTTAAGTTATATTAAAGTAAAAGATATGGAACTTTCACATATTCAATCTGTTCTAGATTTGCAATATACCTCAGATAATATGAGATTTGTGCTAGAATCTGAATTGAACTTTAGAAAGGATAAATGATAAGTATAAAATATAATATTGCTATTCTCCAACATGATAGTTTCAGTTCTGTAAAAGAACACGCAGTGAATACTATTTAGTAATTACTATTGACAAACAATAAAGTGTAATATATAATAGTTGTGTATGCTGGTTAATGTGAAATAACAAAGTCTTAGAATTTATTTTAAGAAACTATAAATTTCTAATCTTTAGTCAGACCATACACAACACCGGCTTACTTCCTTTCGACGGTGAAAACTAGAGTCGCTGAAACTATTATCTATCTTGGTAAGAAGTCAGCGCACTCTACCTACAATAATAATAAATTTCACTAGGAGTTGACAATGAGTAATTTTAGGTATAACATAACGAAACCTTGTATTATTTGTGATTCGTTATATATAGCTAATTTGCTTGAAGCTGGCGACTGTATTTGCGATAGATGTTTGAATACTGTTGTTGACAAGGTTGAGGATGACGAGTATAGTTCAATCAAGGTTAAGAAAGAGTTATTTTTAGATCTTAATCCAAACGGTTATAGAACAGAAGCTATATTTTATGATTAAGATAGCCCCTGTAGCTCAGTGATAGAGCAATCCCCTTGTAAGGGATAGGTCGTCAGTTTAATTCTTGACCAGGGGCACCAATAAAGGTGCAATGTAACTATGAAAAAACATTGGAAATTTACAAAGCATTTTGCTGAAAGATTTATTCAGAGATTCAACGGATCTCGTAAAGAAGTTGATCCGATAAAATCATACTTTGATCAAAATGTTTTACAATGTGTGTTTAATTGCCATGTATATGGAGGATCACAGAGAGTTAAAGTAGGTAAGTATAAGATTTGTTATAAGTATGATGATGTATCTAAACAAATTATAGTTACTACAGTTTATTAAAGGGCGATTAGTATAGTTGAGAATACGCTACGTTTGCATCGTAGAATCTACGGTTTGAATCCGTAATTGTCCACCAAGTTTCATTGGTAAGTAGCACAGTGGTAGTGCAAATGGCTGTTAACCATTAGGTCATAGGTTCGATCCCTATCTTACCAGCCAATAAATCTAAGTGTAGCGTAGTTGGTAGCGCATATGCTTTGGGAGCATAGGGTCGTTGGTTCGAGTCCAACCACTTAGACCACAGTTTGCGTTTGTGGCGTAATAGGTAGCCGCGATAGTCTTAGGAATTATTGCCGTAAGGCGTGTGGGTTCAAGTCCCTCCAAACGCACCAATTAATGCTCCTGTCGACTAAAGGTTAGGTCGCCTCCCTTTCAAGGAGGAAATGTTCAGTTCAATTCTCACCAGGAGTACCAGAATTTAAATAAAGGAAAATGCCGGGGTTGGCTCCCTAAACGGTCTTGAAAACCGTGGTAACACCTAAGTAGGGTTAATAGTTCGATGCTATCATTTTCCGCCAAATATGGAAGATTGTCAGAGAGGCTTATTGAGATAGTTTGCTAAACTATTAGACTAGAAATAGTTTCGAAGGTTCGAATCCTTCATCTTCCACCATTTTATTATACCTATTATTTGTTAGGTATTGCATCTGTAGTTTATATGGTAAAACACCTTCCTTCCAAGTAGAAGTAGTCAGTTCGATCCTGACCAGATGCTCCAAATAGCCCTACAGGTTTTATCCTGCTAGGGCTTTAGTTTTATATAAAGGAGGATAATTATGGCAGCATCAGGATGGAGGGGTCCGGCAGGAAGCATAAATACAAAAGGTCGCCCCAAGAAATCAGAACAACAAGATAAAGAGAAAAAGACTAATCGAGAATTGAGGCAGGAGGAATTACTAAGTCTTGTACGTAAGTTTAAACCACTTCAAACTAAGGCTATTCAAGCAGCAGTAAAGGTGATTGATAACCTTGAATCTAACGACGCATCTAAACTTCGTGCTGCTGCACTATTAATTGAAACTCATAGAGCACTTTTAAAAGATCTTTATGATTATAGGTACGATGATGATACAGCAGAAGAAATTACACAAGATCCTCCTGCTCCTGTCTTTAGTTTAAAGATGATTGATAACGACAATGACGACACGGAGTAAGAAACCTAAAGATATAGTCTTTGCTCCCTGCAGTAAACCACAAGAAGTATTCCTAAATAGTGAAGCGTCACTTACAGTTTATGGAGGTGCAGCAGGCGCTGGTAAATCTGCAGCTATTCTAGGGTCCATCCTTCCAATTTGTCATCATCCTGGCACCAGAGCTATTGTTATCCGTCAAACTACTCGAATGCTTGCTGGCGCTGGTGGTCTATTTGATGCAGCAGTTCAACTATTCTATAAAGTAGATCCTAAGATTAGAGTAAATAACAAAGATCTAATCATCACTTTTAGCTCAGGTGCAGTCCTTCAATTTACATACTTAGACAAACCTCAAGATAGAAATAACCTTCAAGGTAAGGAATATTCTTTTATGGCATTTGATGAGTGCCAACAGCTTACCGAAGATAACGTACTATACGCTCTTTCTCGTCTTCGTTCAACTATTGTTGATTACCCTGTTCGGGCTGTAGCTACTTGTAACCCAGACTACAATTCGTTTCTTCGTAAATGGGTAGAATTTTGTTTAGATGAACGAGGTATTCCTAAGAGAAGTATTAACCATGATTACCCTCTGCGATATTATGTAAATACAAATAATGGAGGAATCAAGTGGTTTGATAAAAAAGAAGATGCTGTAGCAATCTATGGAAATCGTAGAGATTCAGGTATTAAGTCTTTCAGGTTTATTCCTGCTACAGCAGAAGATAATAAAGTTCTACTTAAGAATAACCCTGAATATCTCTCTACTCTTCGTTCTCTTCCTCGTGTTGAAATGGAACGTCTATTACTTGGATCATGGTATGCAAGAGAATCCGCTTCAGGTTACTTTAAACGAGAATGGGTTGAAGTTGTAGATTTGCCTAACTTTGCAGCCAATAAGCGCGTAAGAGCTTGGGATTTAGCTTTTTCTAAACCATCAGAAGTTCGTCCAGATGTTGATGCTACGTGTGGAACACTTGTATCTAAAGATAAATTAAATTTCTACACAGTAGAAGATTGTGTATTAATGCGAGATAGAGTGCATGAAGTAGAGCGTATGATCTTCAATGTAGCAGAGAAAGATGGTAGAGAAGTTACTATTATTCTTCCATTAGATCCTGGTGCAACAGCGGGTGCATATTGCAGAGACTTATCTAGACGATTAGCAGAACGAGGATTTCACACTAAGCTAGTAAGACCAGAGAAAGGTAAACAAGCAAGATTTCTTCCATTTGCAAGTGCAGCAGAAGCAAAGTATGTAAAGTTTGTTAATGGAGAGTGGTTAGAGGAAGCATTTACAGAGCTAGAGAATATGGACTTTAGTCACCACACGCATGATGACGTTGCGGATACTTTAAGTGATGCATTCTTTGTTCTAAATAAAGATACAGTCTTACCTGCTTTTACTATTCCAGATATGCACTCAGGTTCTTCCAACAAAATCCCATTTATTGCTTCAGCTCCTATTTCTGGTGCAACCTTACCAACACCCTTTATTTAAGGAGAGAATATGCAAACTGCGAAAGTAGAAACAACGCAGATTACAAAGGCAGTTTCTGACATAGATACGCCTGAGAAGTTTAAGTTATCAGCTATTGGTTCTTCTGGTCTTAATATCTTCTCTGGTGTAACTTACGATGAACTGCAACAAGATCTACAATGGCCAAATAGTGTCTTAACTTATAAGAAGATGACATATAGCGTTCCTGTGAATGCTTGTTTGTCTTTATTTGAGAACCTTATTTCTAAAGTTAAATGGAGAGTTAAACCTCCTAAAGATGCATCTACACAAGAACTTGAACAAACTAAGTTTATTGAAGAGTGCCTGCATGATATGGATGTTCCTTTCAGGTCTATTATTAAAGATGCATTAAGTTCTAATATTTATGGTTTTGCTATTCTAGAAAAAGTATATCGAAAACGTAATAAAGAGAGCGGAAGTATTTACTTAGATAATAAGATTGGTCTGAAGAAGATTTCTCTGCGTAATCAGGAAACTATTGAAGGATTCTTGTTTGATGAAAAGACAGGAGATATTAAAGGAGTAAAGCAAAATTTAGACTTAGTTTCTAACCTTTATAGACGAACTAGAAAAGGTTCTGTAGTAATTCCTAGAAGTAAATTCCTTCATATCACTGTAGGTAGAAATAGACAAGATCCTTTTGGAAAATCTCCATTGCGTGATGTATATATGGCTTGGCGATATCTAGAAGCTTTAGCTGAAATGGAAGCTACTGGAGTTCAGAAAGATCTTCAAGGAATACCCGTTTTTAAGGTGCCAGCACAATATATGTCTGCTGATGCTTCAGTAGAACAAAAGACTATTCTTGAAAATTTAAAGAATATTCTAAGAAATTTACAAGCTAATTCTCAGTCAGGTGTTATGATTCCTTCTGCTGTAGATGAAATGACTAGACAACCCTTATTTGATATTAGTCTTCTTTCTTCTGAAGGTGGTAAGAAGAATTATGACATTTCGGATATCAAGACATATTATCAAAATCAAATATATGTAGGTTT